GAACCTGCACATGGGGTTCCGGAGTTTCGTAAAGATGCTTACAGTTTGGCGTGAACCGGTCGGTGGCCGCTCGTACTGTATCGGTGTCGATACGGCGGAGGGTTTAGCCCACGGCGACTATTCGTGTGCACAGGTTATTGATGTGCGTGCCGGTGAACAGGTCGCTGTATGGCACGGCCATATTCCCCCTGACACGTTGGCTAACGAAGTGCACTTGTTGGCGTTGTGGTACAATAATGCGTTGACATGCGTGGAATCCAACAACCATGGTTTGACTACTATTGTCCAGTTGCGGCATTTAGGTCACCGTAACCTGTTTCGGAAACGAACATTGAATACTTCTATTTCGAAAGTTTCGACAGAGTTTGGTTGGAAAACTACTCGTACAACGAAACCGTTGCTGATTGACGATTTGGGTATGGCAATCCGTAATGACGAAATGATTGTTCACGACCGGTACACGTTGGCGGAGTTGCGTACGTACGTGAGGTCCAGTCGGGGATCAATGAATGGTTCCCCTCACGATGACCGTGTAATGGCGTTGGCTTTATCCAATCAGATGCGCCAGTACGCTTTCATGCCGGAGTATGCCCCTGCAGCGGATGACTATTGGACTGTTGACTGGTGGGCGCGAATGATCAAACCGGATGAAAACCCGTCCGGTCGGATCGGGGCACACACCGTACGTGGGACAGTTTAGGTTGTCTCTTTAGGATACTTTATGAAACCTAGGAGGTTTCTAGTGGCACGATTCGTTTCTCATACAAACGGCACACAGACTATCGATGGTTCTACGGGCCGGAACAACAAGATGGAACGCGGTGATTCTGTTGTAGCGAACCCGATTTGGGAGCCTGCACAGCCGAACTCGCCGCGACAGCGGTTTGATTCCCCGAAGTACGCGAACCAGACTGGTGGGTACGGGGAGGTTCACACTCGTGTAACTCCTTTGAACCAGCATGGTCCTGTCGGCAAGGTTGAGCCTGCGAAGCCGCAGCCTGACCTGAGGGGTCACAACGCTGCACCGCACACTAAGCGCCCGTAACTGTGGCAGTTCTGCCACATGATGCGACGTTTGATGATTTCGTTTCATATACGGAATCTCTTAGGGGGCCTATGGGTTCGGATGAACTCGCAGACCTTTGGGAGTGGCGTCAAAAACTTTTAGGGATCCGTATTGATACGGGTCGCGGTTTTCGATCCCAAATGCCTCCCGATGAGCAGCATTTGAGCCGTGAGGAACTTGGCCGCAAAACGATGGCTGAGGCATCAGCCAATGGCCGCAATATCGAAAGACTACCGGAGAAGGCACATTTCTGATGGCTCGTCTGACTCGCGCTGACAAGTATGAGATAGTTCAACGCAAGTTGGAGGGGGCTGCACGGTGGCGTGACGAAATGGGTTACGACAACCTGTGGCGTCGCATGAATGACCTGTACCGAGGTAAGCATTGGCCTAGAACGACCGCTAATGAAGATTTGGTGGCAGTCAACTTGGCGTTCAGCACTATCAATGTGATTGCGCCTTCAGTGTCAGTCAACTATCCGAAAGTGATTGTTTCCCCCAATAAGGAAGAGAATCAGGATCGGGCAACATTTGTTGAAGCGGTCATCAACTATTTGTGGCGGCATCACGATTTCCGTAAGCCTTTCCAACGGTCTGTGAAAGATTTCCTTATTTTCGGTCACGGCTGGTTGAAGGTTGGTTGGAAGTTCGTTGAGCAGGAACGCCAGTTGGGTGACGCTGAACGGGACGAAATGCTTCAAACCGCTTTGGCTGAAATGGATACTTTCGCTGAAGAGGATCCGTTCATGGCAGGCGAGTTACCTGACGATGAGCAGGTGGCAGCAAATATTCCTACTACTTCCATGACTGTTGTCGAAGATCAGCCATTTGTGGAACGGGTATCCCCGTTCGACATTTTTGTGGATCCGGAAGCAACAAGCATTGATGATGCGAAATGGATTGCGCAACGCATCATACGGTCTTTGGATGAGGCGAAGAAAGATAAACGATACAAGGCTTCGGCACGCAGAAACTTGAGTGCCGATTCACTGTTGAACCCTGTCTTTGGCAGCACTGACCGTCAGGAGCAGGAACGCTTCCTGATTGACGATGAACGCACTGTCGTATTCGAATTTTATGATATCGAAAACAACACGATGTCAGTTGTGCCGCAGTCTGGTGCAGAATTTCTTGTAGATCCGGCACCGATGCCTTACGCTTACGGTCAACCGTTTGTGATGATGCGCAACTATGATGTTCCCGACTTTTTTTACCCGATGGGTGATCTGGAATCTATCGAATCATTGCAGTTGGAGTTGGATAAGACCCGTTCACAGTTGGTTAACGCCCGTAAACGGTATGCCCGCAAATACTTGTTCCATGAGCGTTCATTCGGCCCGGAGGGCCGGGAGGCTTTGGAATCAGATCAGGATGGCCGTCTAGTACCGGTCGTTGATGAAAACAAGTCGCTGCATGAAGTCGTTATCCCCATGCCGCAGACACCGCTATCAGCAGACGTGTACAATTTCTCTGCGATCATTGAGGAAGACATCAACACGGTGTCTGGTGTGTCAGAGTATGCGCGTGGTCAAATGCCGGAGATTCGTCGCACAGCGACGGAAGCGAGCATTATTGCTGACGCAGGCAACAGTAGGGTTGCCGAGAAGTTGGCTATTGTTGAAATCTCTATTGCGCATGTGGCGCGCCGCGTCGTGCAGGTCATGCAGCAGTTTATGACTGGTGAACAGATGGCGCGGGTCGCTATCGCTGGCCCGCAAGACATGTTTATCACGTACACGCGGGATGACATTGTTGGTGAATTCGATTTCAGTGTTGAGGCGGGTTCTACACAGCCGATTAATGACACTGTGCGTAGACGGCAGGCTGTAGAGTTGATGCAGGCTTTGGCACCGTTTGTTGGAACCGTGGTCGATCCAGCCGCTCTGGTTCGTTACGTGTTGCAGAATTCGTTTGGGGTGAAGGATCCCGACAAGTTCTTGATGCAGGAACAGCCGATGCAGCCACAGGGTCCTGAGGGGATGCCTGAGGGTGCACCGCAGGGAATGCCGGAGGGCATGCCGCAGGGGATGCCCCCGGGGGGTATGCCCATGGGCGGTAATGGTGCGGCTTCTATGCCGCCTGAAGTGATGAGGCTGCTGCAGGAACAAATGGGGTCGGGTTCTTGATCCCAGACAGCAACCAGTGAGTGGGACAGTTTAGGGCTGTCTTATAGGAGCAACCATTAGGACTCCAAGGAGAAAATAGAATAATGGCAGAAGATACAACGGGAACCGACACGTCGGTTAACCCAGATTCTTCAGTTGAAGTTTCACAGGAACCAGCAGGAGAGTCTTTTACCGTCAAGGTGGATGGCTCAGAAGAGCAGGTCAGTCTGGAGGAACTTCGGGATGGATACCAGCGCCAGTCGGATTACACCCGTAAGACGCAGGAGTTGGCATCCGAACGTAAAAGGTTAGAGCAGGCTGAGGCTATTGTGTCGTCTCTGGAGTCAGATCCAGAATCGACACTCAAGGCTCTTAGTGATGCGTTTGGAATAGGTGCGGCACCGGAACAGTCCGGGGACCTTACAAGGTCTTCGTGGGATGAACCGGATGATGCGACTTCCAAACGGTTGCAGGAACTTGAAGGCCGGGTGCAGGGTTATGACCGGATACATAAACAGGAAGCATTAGAGAAGCAGGTTTCTGTTTTAAAGGGCAAGTATGGTGACTTTGACCAATCTGAACTTTTTCAGCATGCTCTCCGCAACAAAATAGGTAATCTTGAAGCCGCGTTAACACACATGCGGTATGATGGTGTAGCCAGTAAAGCGGAAAAGTTGGAAAAAGAGCAGGAACGTACTGAAGCCAAACGTGGCGCTAGCATTGTGGAGCCTTCGGGTTCAAAGCAGGCTGGTTCCTCCCGCAAGAATTCGGAAAAGTCCATGACTATTCGTGAGGCCTTCCAGAATGCGAAACAGGAACTCTCTTCATAACTAGAGAGAAGGTGACAGACCATGGCGGGTAACGCTGATTTTGACGAGATTCTGTCTACCACCCTCAAAAACTACATCCCGAAGTTGACTGACAACATCTTTAACGCAAGGCCTTTGTTCTATGCGTTGACGAACGGTCAGACAATTCGGCGTGTATCGGGTGGTGCGAATATCGTAGTCCCAATCATTTATGGGACAAACTCAACTGCTGGTTCATACAGTGGTACAGATACTATTGACATTACTGCTCAGACAGGCATTTCGGCTGCTGAGTATTCATGGGGACAGTATGCTGCCACAGTAACCATCAGTGGTATTGAGGAAGCGAAGAATAACGGTGAGGCACAGATCATTGATCTGCTGGAAGGCAAGATTTTCCAGACGCAGGAAACCGTTATTGAGAACATGAACACCATGTTCTGGGCTGATGGCCTAGGTAACGGTGGTAAAGACTGGAACGGTCTGCACCTCATTGTTGCCAAGCCCAACACGTCCCTTGGTGGAATCAACCCGGCTACAGCGGGGAACTCTTTCTGGAGTTCCACTGAAGTCAATCAGGCTGGTGCACTCACCACGGCTGGTATGGCTAGCATATACAACACCATTTCGGTTGGTAACGACCAGCCGACTATCATCATCACCACGCAGGCTTTGTACGAGGCTTACGAGGCACTATTGGAGGGTCAGATTCGGTACACAGATACCGATGTGGCCGATGGCGGGTTCCAGAACCTGCTCTTCAAGGGTGCACCCGTAACCTTCGATGACGCTGCTACTGCCGGTCAGATGATGTTCCTTAACACCAAGTACCTGCAGTTGGTGGCTCATAGCGATGTCTGGTTTAAGCCGACACCGTTTGTGCGCCCAACCAATCAGGACGCTGTGTTCTCACAGTTGCTTTGTTATGGACAGTTGACATGCAGTAACCGTGCACGACAGGGTTACATGTTTGGGGCTACCTGATCCTGATGGGACGAGGATTCGCAGACGCTCACAAGGTTGGCGCGCGCCCTTACGGGCAGCCCGCTGGCGACAATTTTCGGGATTCGACACCACGGCCTCAAACCGTGGGGTATTCCCGCAACGTCCAGCAAGTCAACCCGATGAGCAGCGGACCCGTTGTTCCAGAAGTGATCAAATGCAATTCGCTGACTCGTGATGGGGCGCCCTGCAAGGGGCGTCCCGTTA